GCTCAACAACTGATTGTTTCTCTAACTATTTGAATTAAGTATCATCTAGATTAATTGGTCATAATTCACCGTATGCACGGTGAACATGAGAGAGCATCATCTGAGTAGCACAGTCATCTAATAGTAATGAGATTGTAGTTTCCTACGCGGAGGCGGTTGACCGGTACCCCCTACTCAAGCTTCACATATCAACGGAACCCTAGTAACCCGATATTAGATCCAAGTCCTATAAGCATGGGGTGTATCTTTTTCACAGAGCCCAAACCATTTGTTGCCTTAAGTTAGCAATTGCCTTTGACGCCCAAGTCTAAATATGGTATCTCACATATCCTCAATGGGGCTGAGCCATAGCACTCAGCACAGTGTCGTGATCGCTGCCTATTAAATTTTGTTTAGTATGTGTGAGCCATGCACCCTAACTTGGATGTGGCCGTTGTAATAATCTCGTGATTCTAATACTCGTCTTGCGAATTGTTCTCTTGCCTCAATGTAACTACATTCTGATTTGGAGTTGCAATAATAAAGTATTTCTCTGGTGAAGTTTTCGGTGCCTAGGGTGATTACGTCTGCGGTTAATTCTGGGCTTGACCCATAGTACTCTCTCCAATCACTGTCGATCTTGGAGCGTATCTTCTTCCGCTTTTTTGTGCCGTTTTTTTGTTTTACAGTCTTGTATGTTGTCTTTGAAAATTTTGCTAATTTTTTGCCTATGTACTTGCGTCCAGTGAGATTGTTTGTGATCAAGTAAACAAATCCAACACACTCTTCGGGCAACGTCTCAATTGGGGTATCTTGATATAGCCATGTCATGTGTTGTATGCGATTTATCCTTGCGTTATAGTTATGCCTTACAGTTAATTGGTTAAAAAATATGCCTACAATGCTAAATTATGCAAGTTCTACGTCAGTATTGTAACTGGTAAAACCATTCTCTTTTATCACTTTGAGAATGTTCTCCACACGCCCGGCCAGTTCATCTCTGTGCGAGACCAACCAAATACTCTTGTGACGTTCTCTGCTCATTTTCTTGAGCAAGGCCAATGCGTTCTCTACACCTTGTGTGTCTAGGCCGTTGTCAATCAACTCGTCAATGAACAACAAATTGATGGGCGAATACAAACTTTCCCACACGTCACGGAACGCCCATGACATTGACAGGATCAGTCTGTTGCGTTCGCCACGTGATAAGTTATCAAAGTCCAGTTCACGACCCAGTTCTTCAATGCTCACAGTCAAATCGTTTTGGAACTTCACAGTATGTGGCAGGCCAATGCGATCCAAGTAATGTGTAAGACGAGCATTCAAGTAACTCAAGTTTTGGTCAATGATCTTCTTGCGTACAAAACTATCTTTGCTTGTCAAAAGTTTGAGCAAGAAGTCTTGGTGATCTTGAACTCGAGTAAGTTCGTTCAAGGCATCGTACGATACGACTTGTAAGGCCTGACCTTGCATGTCTGAGATTTGTTCTTCGTAAGGGTCAACTTCTGCAGATCTACTAGTTAAATCTTTGCGTAAGGTTTCCACAGTATTGCGATGATTCAGTGCTTGTTCTAGCGAATCATAAAACACAGTGGGCGCAGTACCCAACGCACCAATCTGGGTGATAGTATCTTCGTGCCCCTGACGTTGTGTGTCGTTGGCCAAGAGTTGTAGTGCTGTTTCTTGTACCAGGGCTTGTTTGGCCTGTTTCAATTCATCCTGTTTGTCATCATGTAAATCTTGTCCACATGAATGACACTTGTGAGCATCCAGAGCCTCAATCTCAGTTTTGAGTTTGTCTAATAACTTGTTTAGTTTGGCATCCTCTGTGTCAATTTGACGAATGTAACGTGTGGCATCATCTAGGGCTTTTTTCTTCACATGAAATGCTTCTAGATCTCTATGTGCTTGAACTTCAGCATCAATGTTGATGTGTTCAAGATCTGCAATGGCCTGCGCTAGTCGCCCCACATCTTCGTCACGCTTGGCAATCCATAACCGCTGACGTTTACGCAGACTTTCGATCTGTTCTTCAATGCGCTTGTTGGCTTCCTGCACAGCACGTATGCGGAATTCCTCTGCTTGAATAGCATCTTTGGTTTGTCGGTTGAGTTCTTTGATTGCGTCAGCACGTTCTGATAGCAAAGTAATACCTAACAACTGCTCAATGATAGTGCGTTGATCGTTGGCCTTCAAACTCAAGAATGGTTCTGTATAAGTGTTCAATGCTAACACATGTTTGAACATGTCGTGACTCATGTTCATCACACGCTCAATGGCATCTTGTGTTTCGCGGCTGTCGCCTTGAGCTTCATCTTCAGCAGCCTTATGTTCATTGTTGATGTAGAAGCGTAGCACATTGGGTTTGCGACCGCGTTCAATTCTGTATTCTTGACTATTGACTGAGAAGTCTAAACTGACCAACATGTTCTTGCCGTTAGTCTTGTTTACTAGGTTGTCTTTGCGGATGTTACTCAGTGCTTGGCCATACAAGGCATAACTTAGGGCATTGATGATTGTGGTCTTGCCTGTGCCGTTGCGTGATCCGTCGCCGCCTAGGTCCAAGTTTTCGCCCAGTACCAAAGTCAAGTCGTTGCGGTCAAAGTCGATGCCTTGGGTAGCCGCACCCACACTCATAAAGTTTTTAACAGTTAAGTTTTTAATTTGGATCATAGAGTCTGATAGATCTTCAACAGTAGTTTGTTATCGTAAAATTCTGATTCAATGTTGGTGAGTTGATCTGTGACAATTTGATCCACACTTTCAAACTTGACTTCACCGGGTGCCATGTCTGTGTCAACTGAACTGTTCTTGTTGGGTATCAGAGCCATCTCTCTCAGCCCATACTCCTTGATATAAGTTTCTTTGATGAAGTTGGCTTCTTCGTATGAAATTTCAATGTCCAACTGCACACGCACATGCATGTCTTTTGCAAGTAGAGTGGGTGCATTGTCGATGATACTGGCCAGACCTAATACACGATACCTTGGTTGATCTGGCCAGGCATGAAACTCTGGCTCCTTACCCCACTCTAGTATCATCATACCACGCTCATCATCTCCAGCGTCAGCATAGTTGTGCGGAAAGCAATTGCCAATGTAGGTGATGTTCTTTTTGGTCTGACGCTTGTGAAAGTGTCCTGTAAACACATGCTCAAAGTTGTTGAAGTCTTCTCTGCGAACTTCACCGTGATCCGGCATCTCTACCATGGCATTCATCATGTATCCGGGCAGTTCAAAGTGCCCAAACATGTACTTGCCCTTTAGTTTGGGTATGCGTCGATGATCGTCGCCCACAAGCCAAGGTGCAATAACCACATCACCACTGCAAAACCAATCGTTGCAAATTTCCACATTAGGGAGGTGCCGAGCCCACTCAACACTTTGTATATCTCGCTTATCGCGATAGTATAAATCGTGATTGCCAGGAATGAAATACACACGTTCAAAATTAGCATTCATGTGCTCCAGCGCCCTGAGGCTGTAGTTTAGGGTAACAATGTTTAGACTGGCACGGTTGTTGTGCCAGTCGCCCAGGAACATGCAGGTCTCACAGCCCTCAGTCTTTGCTTTAGCGGTTGCCCACTTGACAAAGTTCATGCAGTCCTCATTGTGCTGAGTACTGTTGCTTTTCAAGCCAAAGTGAATGTCTGTGAAGACCGCGGCCTTCCGGAATAGGTTAGTCATCTACCTATTATACTACTCATCGAGGCTACTTACAACCGGTCCGGACATGGCGGCCATTGAATGTTTGCCAGAGTTCTGACGTGTCCATGAAGGATTGAGTCCGTTCATCTCCAAAATATCATCACGGATGTTTTGATTCTTCTTCTCAATATTCAGGATACGAGTAAAGCTGTTAGTGATAGCGGCAGTATAATACGCAAAAGGGTTCTGCGATTTTGACTCGTCAAATTGCAGTCCGATTTGACTGAGTTGCAGCAAGGCTTGTCCTCGCATTTCTTCGTTGTATGTGTATCCACGCCAGTTACTCCTTGTAGCATATCTTTCGCATAATTTCATAAACATCAGGGCCAGTTTCTTAGTCATATCGCCGTGATCCTTGGAGAACTCTCCTGTAGCCAAGTCACCTTTCCAGTGGCTACGGCCAACAATGTATGGTTTCTTTTCATCATCAATGCGATAGTGCTCAAACGGGGGGAAGTTCACTCGCACATGATTCATGTCCAGCACAGGCACATCCACAATGTCTGCTAGTGGATCTTCTTCTACTGCATCATCGAGATCCAAAATTTCTTCTAACTTGCGCTTTTTTGCTTCGGCTTTGGTTATTTTTTTGGGTGCCTTGGGTATGTGATCCCAACAACTAATCCGGAACACAATTTCTGTATTTGGAATTTTTTTTGGGTCTACAATAGTACCTTCTCGCTTGAGTCGATCTGCTCGGTTGCGTCTTGCTTCGGCAATAGTACGCTGATTGATCCGGTCTATTGACGGCAAAATGATATCAAATTGGTGATCCATTGCTCTGTCCTGGAACCAGCAGTAGTTGTTTTTACTGAGGTGAATTTCTTTTAAAATGTCTCTGTTGTTGAGATAGTTCACACGAGGTGCAGCTTTGGGTAGTAAAGTCATGATTGACTGGGTCTCCTAATATGTACTTATTGTAGCATTTTTACAACACTTGTCAACCTCATTGTTAAAATATGCCGTTTTAGAAATGGGTAAATAACACATAGGAATACAAACATGGCAGGTTACGATCCCAAAAAAGCCGCAGAATACAACAAGCTGATACAACAAGGTGTTGCCCCTGAGGCCGCCATTGTACAGGCTGGAATCACCTACGAAGAATCAGGCAACTACGAAATTAACTCAGTTGGTACACCAGCAACCAACAACGCCTATGGCGAAATGAGTGCCATAAGCATTGGCCAAGGCAAAGTGGCCGGGGTTGATTTTAATCGAGCACCTGCAGATCCGCCGCCGACTGGGTCTCGTGTGATAAGATCATCCTATACTGAAACCAGTACAGAAACTGTAAGTGGTGGTGGTAGTACCACAATTGTGGCCACACCATCCCGCCCTACTGCCGCTAGTCAAGCACTGGATACACAAGCACAACAAACCCAGCGAGAAATTGAAGCATTACAACTGGCCAACTCAGGCTTTGGCTCAGGCTCCCAACTGACTGAACAACAGCAAGCCCTGAACGATGCTAGGATTCTTGCACTACAACAACAGTATAACTCACAAC